CCCAATTTATTTTGGTTGAGGACGGGCATATGATAAGTATTTTTTTCGCTCCACTCTCAAGAGCCGCTATAATAGACGTCACGCTTTTTCCCAGGCCCATGTCTAGTGCCAATATACATTTTTTTCTACTTAATAGGAATTGAACACCTTCTTTTTGGTGTTGATAAGGGGTTCTACCTAAAATGTCTAAATCGATATATTTTTGAAAATCAACATTAACATCAATAGACTCAAAATATGGGTCATCAAGTACTTGCGTCTTAGGTAACCAATATAATTCATAAGACGGTTGTTTCTGCGTCAGTTTTCCGTACACATGAAACGCTTTTTCATTCTCAGCCAATATGAAGCCGATATATATCCTTTCAGGTACGAATTTAAGGTTATACTTAGTTTGGAATTCCGTACCTAAATAAGAACTTATTCCAACAACTCTATCAACCTTAAACGGTTCCTTATCATGGTTCTCCAATATATAGGCTTCTTGGTTGGGAGTTAGGGTCAATTTACCCTTATCGATGAATTTAACCTTCAGTTCTGATAAATAAGGATTCTTCCCAGAATATGAACTGAGTTTATCTATCGCGCCAACGCCTTTAAGGTCAGATAAGTTAATTGCCATATAATAAATATATGTCAATAATACTAAATAGTCAATAGAAACATAATAGACCTTGCGATATTTACTATAAAAAGCAATATTATGAGCAGACCTAATATCGTACCAATCACAAGAACCAGCAAATTCTTTTCTGGTAGGGATTTTGACCTAGAAATAAGGATGTCAAGAGAGTTTGTTGAAGGTGATGGTCATTTTAAAGTGGTTCTTTATCGCGTGGATAGAGATTTGACACCAAGCGACATATACAATGAGGCCAGAAAAGGTGAAGTTGTATATAAAACACCAGTTGAACTTTCCGTCATGCCACTCATAGCGGAACCAGAGAATAAGACATTTAACGGAAATGGTAGTTTAAGGGATCTTCAGGACGGAACGCTTTCATTCAGCGTTTACAACGCTCATCTTCAAGAACTGGATGTCGAGATATCTTATGGTGATTATATCGGTTACCCTGTAACTGAGACCGAAGTAAGATTTTTCAGTGTGGTCAATGACGGAATAAAGAATTACGACAACAAACACACTATTTACGGTTATAAGGGTGCATATAGAACCATAGTGTGCGCACCTGTGGATTACAGCGAATTTGACTCACAATAATAGATGGCTCTGCCCAAAGGTTTCCGTAACGATATTAAGCTGGTCAACCCAAAAGTTGGTCTTGAGCGCAGACAAGAGATGGTTGATTTCTTGTCAGAGAAAAATACGTTCCTACCTAAAGGGGTACATTATAAGGATATAGATACGACTTTTATAGATTTCATAAAACAAGACCTTAAGATTGAGGTCGATGGTGAAGAAGTGCCTGTTATATTCTTAACGATACAGAGATATTCTGAATTCACAAAGACTTGGAAATTCACCGATGAATATAAAAATATCAAGCTACCGTTTATAACCATAGTCAGAAAACCTGACGTACAGGTCGGTACGAATTATGCTGGGTTGTATAACATACCAGGCAAACCACTATACACCTATTACAAAGTACCAACGAACGATGGCGCCAGAACTGGCGTTGACCTATATAAAGTTCCACAACCGACATCCGTAGATATCACGTATGAGGTAAGATTATTTACCAATAAGATGTCAGACCTGAATCTTTATAACGAGAAGATTCAAATCGCATTCAACGCCAGACAATATTACATATGGCCAAATGGTCACCCAATGCCCGTTACATTGGAAAGCGTTGGTGACGAGTCCAATATTGACGACTTTGAAAATCGTAGATTCTACGTGCAACCGTTTGAAATGCTATTGGCGGGTTATATTCTGGATGAGAATGACTTTGAGGTCATACCGACGATAAATCGCGCAATGGTAATGTCCGAAATAAGTGCGGACCCTGCTAAGGCCAGAACCTCTGAGAAGAATGTCAATACCAGAGGTCCAATTGTCGCGGTTCAAGGTAACGTGAGAGTGGTGAATACGATAGGTAATTTTATATCTACGGTGCCTTGTAACGAACAGTATATTGTACAGAATTCAACTATTTCAAATTCAGGTAATACTTATTCGGTATCGTTACCAGCCACAGTTAATTTATCATTACCTAACGTAACGCATTATGATAGTGATGGTCAACCTGTCGAATTACCAGCTATGGTCGGGTTCACCGCACAGACTTGTGTTTATTATCAAGTATTATCAGATTGGGTCAGCGGTGCAACGGGTACCAGCATAAGTTATATGGGTATATCTGAGGTCGGCACACCAACAAGCGCCTCCACTTGGAACGTTACACGATTAACTATTAACGGTGACGGAACGGCATCATCTGGTACAAGTACTGGGTCTTGGGATAATAGATATATTTTACCATACTCATAATAATTATAATAAATCGACATAAAAAATGGAAACATATACAATGACATACGCATATGCTGAGGTTGGTGGTAGTAAATGGGGGTTAAACCTTCGCATTTATCAAAGTAGTGACGGTGCTGAAGTTGCTAAGAAGCTAGCAATCTATGATACCGAGGCTGAACTCTTAACATATGTTGACGGAATAAAACTTCAATTGGAGTTAAACCCTAATCAAATACCTACACTATAATGGCTTGGTACAGAGCAATATCGACAGGAGTAGCTTCTGACCTTGCAAGGTGGGAGGTTAGTACAAATAGCGGTTCAACTTGGACTGCTGCATCAGTTCTTCCTACCGTAGTAGATGAAGTTTACCCAAACGGTTTTACCGTCACTTTAGATTATGACATCGTTGCCGATAAACTCATCAACAGAACCGCGTTAGGTGTAGCTGCTGGTGGCTCATTTCCTATCGGTGCAGCAAACACAATCACTGCCGACATTTACGGTGGAACTGTGTCTTGCGTGAGCTACAATGGAACCGCATTCAAAACTATTGTGGGTGACTTATTTGGTTCAATTACCACTGCTCTTGCCGCAGCAGTTGACAATACCTCAACAGGAACAATCTACATAGTTGGTAATGCTACTGGTGGTTCAGTGAACGGTTCAATGGCAATTTACAACAGAAGTAGTGGTGTAAGTCAAGTAGTTGGTGACTGTATTGGAGGGACCAGTACTAATGCACCTGGCTTACACAACGGTGTCAATCCTGGTAATGGTGGTAATTGTATAGTTGCAAGAGCAATAGCATCTTCAACACACGCAGGAATAACGTCTTTAGGTGCTATAATCACTGTTGTCACAGCTATATCACACACCAATGTGGTTGCGTTGCGAGGTAACACTAGCAGCATATACCACGTAACCAATGCGATTTGCACTGGTGGACAGATGATATGCGATGTAATGACAAGAGTGTTAATGCAACCTAATGGGTATTTTCAATTCCCTGATACAGCATCGAATTTTACCATCTATAATTCATTAGCATCACAAGGCCAAGCATCTGCATCTGATGTTCGTTCAGGTACTTCTTATGCCAACGGCACACTGACGGGTACTGCTGCAATACCACCTGCTGCATCTGTAGCGTTGAATGTACCCGTGGATAACACTGTAGGTAGTTATGTGTTAACAGTTGACACTAACGCTATTATTAGTGGTGTTACAAGTGGTTTAACGGCCAATTTACCATCTGTATTATCACAGCCATTAGCTGAGGACTTATTGACAGAAATATCCACTTCTTCAAACCCTGTTGCCGAAAGACTTAGGAATGCATCAACAGTTCAAACTATTGGTGCTCAGTTGACCGCTTTAACAATTTCTTAAGTTTTTTATTATTGAAAGGTTCTTTATGGCGCTTTCGCATATTTATATAAAAAGCTAATAATATTAAAATAAAAACCGATATCTAAATGCCAGCAAACAGTGTATTTGTAAGCCCAGGGGTGTTTACCTCAGAGACCGACTTAACGTTCGTTACCCGACAGATTGGTGTAACCACATTAGGTTTAGCAGGTGAAACCGTTAAAGGTCCCGCTTTCCAACCCGTTTTTGTTACAAACTATGACGAGTTCAAAGCGTTCTTTGGTGGTCAGAACCCCACTAAATTCAAAGCTACAGGTTATCCTCAATACGAATTACCGTATGTAGCCAAATCATATCTTACCCAATCAAACCAATTGTTTGTTACTAGGGTATTAGGATTTTCAGGTTATGACGCAGGTCCAGCTTGGGGTATCACTTTGGATGCCGCATTGGACCCATCGACCGTTACAACTGCATCCACAACAAGCTATTCTGGTTTCAGTGGTAACTCGCTTATCACGTTCTTTGTAAGCTCTGCTGGTACTCTGACTTATCAAAGTGCCGACCCTGTTGTACAAGGTCTGATTAATGACGGTCTTCTGACAACCCAATTGTCATTCTTGGCTTCAGCCGATCCTGGCGATTCGGCAAATATTCCAGCTACCTACTTATTAACTCAAACCAATAACGTATTTTCTGGTGCATCATTTAATTTAGTTGTTACTAGTACCGATCCAACACCCATTCCGACTGGAGCTACGGCTTATACTGGTTATACATCAGGTGTTACCATTAGTCTGACAGGTACTGGTTATACAGACGTTGAGAATAAAATTGTAGCATTACTACGTTCACGTGGTGAATACTTCGGAACACAACAAATTACATTTGAAGTGACTGGCAGCTCTAGCTCTAACGCTACATTTGTTGAATTCGCTTCAGCACCAACTACCGCTAACAATGACCCATACGGTGATTTTGCTCTGTCTGGTAACGCATTCACTTTAGGTAACTTCAATTACAATTGTTCATTCGACCCTTCTAAACAGAATTACATTACAAGAGTGTTGGGTAGGTCTGAGAAAGACGGTAGAACTGCTTTATTCGTTGAAGAGATTTATCAGAACATGTTGGCCAATAACGTGACCGATAATAAGGTCAGAGGTATAAACTTAGTTAGCTTAACAGATTATTCCAGCGTTGCAGGTAAACCTTTCGATGACTATCTGCAAGAGTTCTCTCCAGCGGTCACACCATATGTCGTATCAGAACTTAGGGGTTCTAACCTTCTTAGACTGTTCAGGCTTTGGACAATTTCTGACGGTAACAGTGCTAACGAAGACATTAAGATTTCCATCACCAACATTAAACCTAGTGAGCGTGAATTCGATATCGAAATCCGTAGATTTAGCGATACTGACGCGAATAAATTCGTATTGGAGCGTTTCTCAAGACTTACTATGGACCCTAGTGGAAATAACTATATCGCAAGACGTATAGGTACATTGGATGGTGAATACGCTTCTAATTCCACGTATGTTCTTGTTGAAATGGATGATACATCTGACACCTCAACCGCTTTCCCAGCTGGTTTCGTAGGTTACCCACAAAGAGACTATAACCAAGTTTCCAATAACGTGGTATTCCCGAATATCACATATAAGAAAACATATGGTACGTTTGAAAATAAACGCAGAGCGTTCTTAGGTCTATCTAATATAGTTGGAATCGACCAAGACTTCTTTGATTATAAAGGTGTCCCCGATGTTAGTGGCCTTGATATGTGGACTGGTCTTACAAAAGGTTTCCACATGGATGTCAACGTAACTGGCGCTACCATTGATGGTGTTGAAATAGTTATTAACGCTTCAGGTGACACATATTCTCCAATATTCTTATTCGATACAGGTTGCTGCCCATTCCAAACAGAAGCTGGTATACAAGGTACGCCTTATGAAAAAATCTTCGCAAGAAAATTCACATTCGCACCTTATGGCGGTTTTGACGGATGGGATGTTTATAGAGATAGTAGAACCAATACCGACCCATACTTGATTAACGGAACCGCTGGTCAAGCAGGTCTGACTCCTTCAGGAGGGGGTTTATCAACATTCAAAAACCGAGTATTAAGCAATGGTGATGAAGGTATCAACTCAGATTACTACGCTTACCTTGAAGCTATTTGGACATTCAGTAACCCTGAAGCCGTGAACATTAATGTGTTTGCCACGCCAGGCATTGATACCGATGCCAACACCAACCTCGTAGAAGAGACAATCGAAATGGTTGAACAAGATAGAGCTGACTCTTGGTACATCGTAACCACACCTGACGTTAACGCCTCTGGTGAGATTTTGCCAGCAGATGAGATTGTTGATCGTTTGGATGGTCTTTACGATTCAAACTACACATCAACTTACTATCCTTGGATTCAAGTCAATGATACCGAAAACAATGTCTATATTTGGTTGCCACCTACTAGAGATGTTGTTAGGAACACCGCTCTTACCGATAATATCGCATTCCCATGGTTCGCAGTAGCTGGTATACAGAGAGGTAACGTTGACGCAATCAAAGCACGTAAGAAACTTACCTTGGCTGAAAGAGATATCCTTTATGCTGGTAGAGTTAACCCAGTGACCACTTTCGCTTCAGAAGGTATCAAAATCTGGGGTAATAAAACCATGCAAGTTAGAGAATCTGCACTCGATAGAGTTAACGTAAGACGTCTGCTGTTGCAAGCACGTAAACTTATCTCTGCGGTATCTATTAGGTTGCTGTTCGAACAGAACGATGATGTGGTTAGAAATCAGTTCTTAAGCTTGGTTAACCCAATACTTGATAACATCAGATCTGAAAGAGGTCTTACGGACTTCAGAGTGGTTCTGACCGATACACCTGAATCAATTGATAGAAATGAGCTTAATGGTAGAATATTTATTAAACCAACGCGCTCTCTCGAATTTATCAACATCGAATTCGTTGTAACACCGACTGGGGCTTCATTTGAGAATATCTAAAGAAACCCAAGTTCTTAAAAAGATTAAAGCCCAGATTATTCTGGGCTTTTTTCGTATGTTATAGTTCCGCAGTCGTATATTCGGTATATACCTCTGGATAACATTATTTCTCGTTCAGTTTTATCTGTAGTGTCGAACCCTTCTTTTTTCAACATAGTTTTTCTATAGTTAAACCTATGTACTCGTTTATTATTAATAACGTACCAATAATTAGGCTTATTTACCCTTGTTTGTGTAAAACCTAATGTATCATATATGGACCCTTCACTCCATCTTCTATCCGCATAGCTGACCAACTTGATTCGACCGTATGTATTATAGAAGAATTTCAATAGTTTAGAAGCGCCACCTACCACTGATATATCGATTTTATTACAGAATCGGCTTAATTCATAATGCTCACCTGATGAACCGACGCCCAATCTAGGTTTATTGAAATGCATCGATGATACTATTTCACCTTTATGTGTCAAGCATATGTTTATACTGGATTTAACCGATCCTTGTAGGTGGTTTTCATTTAAGAATGCATCCCGTTCGATGTTAGACATAACACGAAGCTCACAATTTCTTGCGTATATCTTATTATCGGTTAAACCCAATATGTTCTTTAAACGTGATTTAACCACATCTTTCTTATATTTCCACTCATCCTCGAATATATGGATAAGTCTGATATTTTTAGCTTCGCATAGATTGGTTTTGTTAATATGATAGTCATCGGGTTTATATAGTTCAGAATGCCAATATATCCCATCGAA